ATTCAGCGTACCTGAAACATTTACACCAGTACTAGTAACTACGAGAACATTCGCACTGCCGCCCACAGAGAAGTTGATATTACCGTTAGTTACAGGAATACCACCATTCGAAGTTCCATTCACTAGACCAGCAGAGTTGATGGAATACCAAGATAGATTTCCATTACCATCAGTCTGTAATACTTGTCCGGGCGATCCACCCGTGATTTGAACATTGCCTACTGCACTCAGGTTACTTATGCCGCTGACACGCAATGAGGTTAGTACACCAACAGATGTGATATTTGGTTGATTGCTGGCAGTAACATTGCCCGCGAAATATGCGATATTACTGAGGTCAGCATAGGTTGCGTTGGCTACAGGGCCGATAACATTAGAACCGGGCACTGTTCCACCAATTGATCCTGCTGCAGTAGCATATAATGCATTAGCTACAGTACCAGTAACAGCATTGCCTGCGATATTTGTGAGATTGCTGCCATCACCTGAGAAGTAGTTAGCACTGATGACATTGGCGCCAGTAACATTTCCACCAGAACTCATTGTGACATTACCAGTTGTAGTATTTCCAGTAACAGCGAGATTGCTTAGAGTGCCAACTGAAGTGATATTTGGTTGGGCGCCGGTATATACTGTACCAGATACTAATGCATTTGGTACTTGTCCAGTAACATTAGCACCAGTAATATTGGCTATACCATTGCCATTACCTACAATGTAATTGGCAGTGACCACATTTGCTACTGATAGATTTCCGCTGATGACTGCATTATTAGTCACATTTATATTTGCTACAGAGATGTTTCCGTTAGCATCTTCATTCAGTAAGGGAAACCATTGATTAGAAGCAGTTATGCCGTCCTGAGGACAGATGTACAGCGTATTGTTATTAGTGTTGTACCAAAGCTGGCCTTGAATAGGATTTGCAGGAGGGGTGATGTTAGCAAAGTTCTCTAACTGATGCACAAAGTTAGTATCTACGACTAGACCATATCCAGGATAACTGCGGCCCGGCAGTGTTAGCGGAGTGCTGGTCGTATTGGCAACGCCGTCAGGGATAGTTGTTAGCAGATTACCATTCGTTCTATAGATATTATATGACATCTATCCCCCTCTTTATATTATATTGTTACTAGATTAGTCAGTGACTGGATTCTGACAGTATAGTCTATCTGGATCTGTCTGTTCAATGATTTCTGAACCGGATGGAACACCACATGTGTCAATAACCTAGTGATAGGATTTCCGTTAGTATCCACACCGTAGTTTGCCAATAGACCTAGCTCATCGAAGATATAGTCAGAAGTAGTAGATGTGCTATTATCGAATGCGGCTTGTCCAGGTGGCTCACCGTAATCTAGCAAACATTGTACTAGGATATCAGTATAGAGATTGCCAGCAGTATGCAGAACAGTCATCTTATTTCTAGTAGGATCTAGGTTGAATACGCTGTTATCATCTACGATTTTAGCGTATGTCTCATTGTATAGTGCAGCATTCTGTCCAGTCGTGTTCGGTGGAAGATATGTGATAACACCTGTCTCATCGATAGACGATGCACCGTTGCCAAATGCCATCTGATAGATAAAACCATAACCACGATCTGCTATAGAATCCGCTAAGGCTTCCGACATATTTTCGTAGTTGATTTGGTTATCCTTGTCAACTAGAACAACGTGATTGTCAGGTTCAGTGACATCTGTAATAGTAATGTGTCCCTTTACAAACACCTTTATATTAAATTCCACTGTTGTGTTCCTTTTTCTTTCTGCCGCCGCCACGACCAGAACCATGCTTTAATGCATTCCATCCGTTCTTGCTATCATATATATCTTTATACTTATGTCCGTTAATCTTTGCCCAATATCGGAGTCCGGATACTGTTATAATATCACCTTCTGGCGTAGTCAGTGTCCATACTAATGCATTATTATTTTTTTCACCTAACCTACCAAATGACATTTTTTGTTTTGTTTCTAGTTTAGCTTTAGTTCCTATCTTTTTCTCACGCATAAGCTGTCTAGCAGTTTCATCCTTCACACTTCCAGTTCGATGTTCAATGATTTTTTTTATGTGTGCTTCACTTCTAGGTTTTCGATGTTTCATTCCTTTTTTGCCGCCGCCGGGAGCATAGATTGAAGTTTCATTGTAATAGCTAGGATCATCTTTGACATTATTAGGTTGCAAATATAGTGTTGCTTCTATTTTTCTCAACTCTTTGTTGTCTATACAATCGAAGGTTTCTAATAAACTTTTAGAGAAATATTTTTCTCCTAATCTTTCTATATCAGCCTTTAGCTTTTTATTTGAACCAAAGTATGATACGTTATCAGTTTGATCACTACCTATATATCGCCATGGCGATATTCCAAATGCCTTATTAAATAGGTTTTCGGTCAGATAAATGTTTGGCATTTATCCGTCTCCCCTTTTATGCAGGATTACCTTATTTGTCTCCGGATCGAAGATTTTTATGCTGGAAGAGAAATAGATACCACCCAGCTCATTAGGCTTTGTCATTGGAGTCCTTTGTTGATTTCCTTGAATGTCAGACTTATCGTTCTTATTCATCTCTGTATTTATCATTTAGGATACCCCCGTTCTCAAGAAGTTAGCAGGTACTGTGTTGCTGATCTGCAACGGGTCACCTTCTACTATGTTATAATTATAAGAGTTCCATGTCTTATTGTAATAGATGTCAGTCAAACGATTTGAACTCAACAAACTGAATACTTCTGCATATGCAGGGATAACTGCGTGAATTCCGGTACCATTGACACCGCGCTGTATTATACCGATCTCGCCCGGAACTCCTAGATATCGGAACTTGATGATCTCACCATCGATGAAGATGAGATTACCTTCTGTGATATAGATAGTGATGGAGTCGCCCGGATTTGGTAGTCCAGGCTCAATGATCGGGAGCGGTGCTGTGCTGTCTATTCTCAACATAGGAGCATTATCGACCAATACAACTTTCCAATATTGAGTGGGAATAGGTTCATTTGTTAGGGTATATACAGGTGTCACACTATTCAGTGTATTCTTATCTGCATTCAATCCTATATAATAATATCCATCATAATCCACTGCAGGAACGATGGATACCTGAGTGATGCTATTCACTAGGTCATTGGCATTTGCCACTCCTGCTATACCAGAGAACGGACCAGCAGAGAGTAAGTCTGCGGTCAACCATGTCCTAGTAGGTGCATTCGCTTGGTATACTGCAGGAACGCCCGTCTGATCCACAAAGTTTATGTAAGTCTCTGCTGAAGGTGTCGCAGAAGGAATCATGCTGGTCATGATGATCTCTTGTGATGACTGAATAGGAGCGAGTATTCCGATCTCGTTGAAGTCATAAATCTTGATCTCTGATGACGGAACGCGCTTGCCATCGATTGTTATCCACAATCTATCTGGATCAGTCTGACTCCATTGTGTTGCATTCGCATTTGCTGTCGCAGTGGTCAATACGAAGTCCGGACCGTTTCTTGTTTCAGACACAGAGAATGCAGTGCCGCTTCTTATCGTCTTCACGAAATATTCTTGACCCTGGATCAGGCCACCTACAATCGAGGACCCATTTGCTGAACCATCTGCAGCGAAGTAGATCGGAGTTCCTGAGACGAGATTTGCAGTAGTATCTACTGTTATCGCATTTCCCGAAGCAGATGTACCTGTAACTTTATTTGTCACTAAGTAGAATGTACCCTGCGGCCAAATCACGCCGCCGCTTATATAAGGAGAGACATTATTTACAGGATAGTTTGTAGCACCCACTGTAGGGTTATACGGTTCTAGATACAGATCGAATGTCGTATCATCGATGATCCTAGCATAATAGTAGTTTCCGTTTAACTGCGTCGTGCCCGCAACTCCATCAATCCTGATTAGTTCACCATCAGCAAATCCGTTTGGCAATGTAGTATGAACTCTAGCAGTAGTCAATCCACCTTCTATGACTTGCATTGGCTCTGTACCAATCGCAGTCGTTAGTGAAATAGTTGTCCCGTATTGATCCATCATCGTAAATGTATAATCATCTACAATAACATCTACGAAATAGATTGTACCAGCAGTGATTCCGCCGAATGTTGTTCCGTTAAACTGTACAGGTTGATTTGTTCCGAAACCAGCAGTGCTTACAACTGTCACTTGATTTGTTGCGCCGTCGGTGGCAGTAGCATATGTGAATACAGGCGCACTGAACACAGTGTCTATCGATTTTATACTATTGACTGCCATGCCAGTAATACCATATTGAGTATTGAGATACTGCTGATCGGTATCATTATAAGTCGTGATTGCGATGATATCTCCTACCAATGGCGCAACATTGAAAGTTAGTGTGCGAGCAGCGACATCGATAGTGTAGGATGAATAGTTCTGCCTTACACCGTTGATTTCTACGATTGCATTATACGCATCTGTTGCGTTGAGATTATTAGTGAGAGGTTCGAATACTGTATCGCCGGTGCTCACAAACTCCTGTGTTTCTGGAATTGTATATCCATATTGTATTGGTGTAGTCTCACCGAAGATAGAATATACTAGATAATCATCCAATCGGGTATACGGAGATGAGAATACCATCACAGTAGAGACGCCGTTTGGTTGAATAGTGAATGCATAATCATTTGTAACGAAATATGCGATGCCCTGACCATCACTGATCGGAAGTACTGGACCACCTTGAGTCAACGAGATCGTGAACTTAGTATTTGAAGCAACCGTAGCAACATAATAAGTTGTTACTGGAAGTATCTCTGGTGCTATATTAGAGATCGTAGTGCTGAATATGATGGGGTCCCCCACATTCATTCCTGCAGTAGAAATAGTGAGTAAAGTATTATCTGATGAACTAGTGCGTGACACAGAGTTGGTAGCACCTAATACGAGCGGAGCACCGTTATGATGTATGAACGGAGGAGACCACACCGTGACCCCTGAACCATTAGGCTGTATCACCCCGCTACCACTCGTCAATGTCGCGCTATATCTGCAGTCGAGGTATATCTCATTGAAGCCTGTCTCATTGTTTGTCCTGATAGGATCATAATCAGTGTTAGACTTTATTAGTTGGTTTCCATTACCGACTTCATATACATCGACGCGCACTGCTTGTGTTGTAGGTGTCGCGAGTACGATAGTCTTATTAACCCAGTTTACCGTATATTGGTTCTGTGATAGTGTAGTTCCTAGACCTGTCGTTGGATCTAGTAGTTGAACAAAGACTTGTGCCGGTACCGGCACGATACTATCGAATGAATATGTAGATTGTCCGCTGAGAACACTCGGAAACTCAACTGATACAACATTATAACCAGTATGTGCATATTCTGCGGCATTCCAAGTAGTTCCTGGACGAGTATTCACGATCATAGCCAAGTTGTCTCTGACGACGCCCGGCACGAGTTCTTCAGGACCATATCCTGCCAAGAAAGGATCGCCGCGAACAGTGTAATCAGGAAGGGGAACTTCGAACTTACCTACTACAGTCCACGTAATGCCATCAGGTGATGTTCCTATTGTATTGTTTGTTCCAGTAACAATGAATCCGGAAGTGATGAAAGGTGAGGGATTAGTCACATATGTAACACTATTCAAGTATTCAGGTGTGCTAATATACTGAGATGTCCAAACGATACCATCCGAAGATGTCAGAATAGTTCCTGCAGCTCCTGTTGCTACCCATAAATCATTCGCATATATGATACTGTATAGATCATTAGAACCATTTTCTTGATACAGAGACATCATGGTCTGTGCAGGAATAGTCGAGTATGTGAGCGTGATCGGGGTGCCGCTCTCGGTATCCGAAATCTGAACCTGAGTAGGTGACAATATGTTTACAATATAATATACCGTATCTGATAGGATAGAGGAGAACGAACCACTGAACACTACCGTAGAGTTGACGACAAATCCTGATGTATTGGTGACATTTAATATGTTTGTTGCAGGATTGACACTGACGCAAGTGACTTGATTTATGCCGAACCAGTTACTACCGTTCGAAGTTGTATAGATGACTCCATTCTCACCCACCGCGATGATCTGACCCGCATCATCGGATGCTACTGCATATAGAGCATTCGGAGTGATCGAAGGGATGTCTATCCAGTTTACGCCGTTGTAGCTGCGTGATATAATGTTGCTAGGGCCGGGATTATTCGAGCTGGTATTTTGAAGGCCCGTACCTACTGCTACATAACCTGTAAAGTTAGGAATATTAGCGTGTGTTACGCCGTATAATGTAACATCATTCTGAGGAGCATAAGTATGAACCGATGTCCAAGTAACACCGTCCGTGCTTCTCACGATAGCATTTCCGACTGCTATCCAGCTATCATCGTGCGTGATCGCCTGCAATGAAGTACCAGATATAGGGAAGTATCCATTTGTAGTCCAGACACTACCATCTGTGCTAGTGAATACAGGGGTTGCAGTATCTATAGCAGATATTACAAATCTTCCGTTAGCATACACTATGCCGGTCAATCCAGCATTTGTATCTACGATCTGCATAACATTCCAAGTAACTAGATCGATGCTCTTTAGTATTGCTGAATAGGTTGAAAGATCTCCAACAGCATAATATACATTTGTATCAGCATCGAACAACAAACTATTGATAGAGATGACCGGAGCGAATGGTTGATCCTGCAATAAGTTGTCCAACGGATACTGTTGCGAGGGCTGGAACTGATTACCATAGTAAATGTTATTTGGATAAGTGACCCCCTCGAACAACTGTGTCAAGTCTACACCAGGCATATTCACAGTAGGTTGATAGTAACCTATAGTCCTATCCATAGCATTCAGTGCAGTATCACCTGAATCCAACAACTCCCACTTACCAAAGATGAAGGTGCTGTCATTGTTAGAAATATTACATTTCCATACTCTGTTCGCATATCTGACGATTGATTGCTTGAAGTAGAATGGTTCAGGTAATACAGCATAACTACCTGCTTTAGCCATCAGCATATTACCCGTAGCAGATCCGGTCACGAATGAAGCACCTGATGGAAGCGTTGAGATGACGATCTCGTTGTGCGCGATACTGATATTGGTTATATAATAAGTGTATCCTAGCGCGATATTTCCGAACACATTGCCAGTAAAGACTATCGCATCATTGACAGAGAACCCAGCGACACTGTTGAGTTGTACCACAGAATGAGAAGTCCAACCGCCTGTACCCGAAGCAGCAACCTGTGTAGCAGTCGTAGTTGTGAATCCCTTGTACGGGAAGTCAGCCAAGCTTACTGGAACCTGCAAGAGAGGATCAGCATATACCTCTAGCTGATCGGGTGAATAGACTTTTAGATAATATTTGAGCACGAGATCATTTGGCGTTCCAGCAACAATGACATCAGTGATCTCACCATTAGGACCGATCGTATTCACAGTGAGTGTGATATCATTCTTTGGTGATGTTCCACCTGCTTCTGTTCCAGGAATGCTGATCGTATTGTTTACAGCGAATCCTGAACCTGGATTCTCTATGACTACAGTGTAACCACCTATCTTGTTAGAGAGACTGAATACTGGTTCCCCAAGTAGATATTGGGTCAGAGTTGACTTGCTTATGCTGCTGCTCAACTCGAACGTTGATCCGCCCGGAGTTGTAGATACTGTGATATAAGGAGAACCAGTACCAAGCATCGTTCCGCTATCATTCTCTAGTACGAATTCCGTGACACCATCAGCAGAGACGCTGAAGTGAGTAGCATCCGAGATAGAATATACGAAATAAGTGTAACTGATAACAATGCCACCTAGACCAACACCTGAGAATACGATTGGCATACCTGCATAGAGAGAAGCAGTTGTGTCACAAGTTAGCAGGTTGAAGTTGGAAGATGAAGAGCTAACATTAACCGATACCGTTCCTGTAGCGAGGACATAATAAGTCGTATCTGTCTCTAGATTGCCGATCGGAGTATTGAACCTGACAGGTAGATTTTCATAGAACTGTGCGATGCCGCCGGTGTCAGCAGTGATCGCGATGCGGTTCAATCCAGCGATTGTAGCATCTACATTTCTAGTGATTAGGTTTCTAGGAACACCGTTGCTGATGTTAGGATATTGAGATGATGAAGTATAGAAGGTGAACTGCTGACCATTAACCTGTCCAGGACTTACTGGAAGTAGGACATTTGTAGTCATAGAACCAGTGCCATTGCTAAGCTTTACTGTATTGACCTGGCTAGTCATAGTCGCTGTGCCGGTTTGATTATTCAGTTCAACTACAGGACCATTTATCGTCTCAGAGATTGTCAACTCAGTAGAGTTTATTACTTCTCTTACATAATAAGTTTTTCCTGACACGATGTTTCCAAAGTCAGTTACCATAGAACCTGATACAGTCATCTGATTGATGATTACAGGATTGTTTAGAGCGAATCCTGCAGTAGAACCCACAGTGATCACATTTGTACCAGAAGCAGTCGCAGTCACTGAAGTATTCAGCGCATTCTCAGTGAGTGACATGGTAAAGTTCTGATCATCGATCACAGAGGTCACATAGTAAGTCTGGTTCTCTACGATTCCGCCGATCATAGTTCCAGTGAAGAAGATCGGAAGATCGGGATAGAATCCGATAGTTCCACCTGTGCCGATATCAGTCAATGGAATAGTGATCGCATTTGTGCCTGATGCGGTCGCTGTAGCCTGTAGTATGCCTGGATAGTTCAGGGTGACAATCGCAGTATCTACGACTTCAGCCACTTCGCATTGCATACTGTTTTCAGGAATCGAAGACAGACCCACATCGAACACTGGACCGCCCGGAGTCTCAGAGATAGTGAATGCAGTCTCTCGCAATACTTCTTTGACATAATATTCTTTGTTCGCGATGATATGGGTATTCGCTGTATCTACATTACCAGTAAATCTTACTGGCATACCAACATAGAAACCTGTCGTACCGCCGGAAGCATTTGGTAAGGTGAGAATAGTATTGTTTCCGTCTTGTAAGCTGAGTATTATAGATTTTTCTATATCATCGGTGAAGTTTACCAGACGGATGAAGGATGACCAGTTGAGTTGTGTAGTATTGCTCACTGCTGCTATTTCGAATGGAATGCCTTGTGCGGCTGCTAGTATGTCGCCGATATTGGGATTTGCATTCTGTAGCGTATATGAAGAACTTGCTACTGCATCAGAGTTATTATAGTTACCCGCAAAGTATGAACCGTAGAATGCAGCAGCCTTCCAGTCTTGGACTTGTGATGTATAAGTTGTGCGATCATACTTGATGGTGAGATTGTTCTCTCTTACGGGAGAAGATGTCGTGATACCAAATGCGCGAGCACCTAGATTGAGCGTCATTCCCGTTGAGACACCTGCGTCAAAGATTGGAATCCTGTTAGTGTCGCTGATCGCATCACGATAGTTGTTATAGAGAGCGATAACTGTCAATGGAGCAGTCTCTAGGACATTGATGCAATACCATTGACCACTGAACAACTTACCTGTACCCGGACCTGTACCATCGAAATACTGCACGAAGTCTCCGGTGGTGAAGTTGGGAGCGGATACCCCGATGACGTGAGTTATAGTGTCGATATCAGTGTTGCTAAAAGATACTGTCTCTGCTGGTTCTACTCTGATCTCAGGGGTGACAACATATCCTTGTCCTGGATTTACGACATTGATCTGCAAGACCGAATCGATATTCATAACTGCTTCGAGGACTGCTACTTCGCGTGGTGCTGGGTAGATGCTGGTGTCGATGTATGCAGTGACCTTTGGTGTATTGATATATCCCCTAGCACCGTATAATACTAGCACGCCCGGAAGATCGATGTAAATGTTTGTACCAGGAAGATGATCTGCGATCACTGTTCCATTGACGCCGCGTGTGATACCACGTAGCGTATTGGTCGCACGATCTACGGTAGTATATCCGATCTGTTCGGAATCTATTGTTATGATTCCATTGATAGGGAATCCTGAAGCATTATCTACCAATATGATAGAGGTCGTGTTGCTGATATATGAACCCAACTTAGTGATATTGAATCCAGGAATACCTGTGATAGAAGTACCATAGTTATTATACCACTGATTGTATTCTTGTGTCTGCCAGATGGGATCGTTGAGTGTATATTCATAAGGCGGATTGCCATATTGTGTATAGACCAGTTGCGGAGATACGAACTTCTGATATTGACTGTTGTATTGTGCTGGCACATCGAAGTCGGTGATGTCACCTTCAAATAAATCAGTCTTTGTATACTCGAACAAGAAGTCTGATATCACAACGTGATATGGCTTAGTCTCATTGATATAGTCAGCCAAGAATACTTGATTGTCTGTGCGATATGTCTCATAAGGCAGCAACTCGCGGATAGTGTGCGATACATTCACAAGAGATGTCTTGTTTAACCAAGGCAAGAAGTTCTGTGATTCCGCTGCTTCGCTCTGAATATACGAGAACATTAGGATCAGGCTGGCATTACGATAAGAGATAAGATCGCCGATGTAAATCTGCTCATTCAGTGCGCGGATTATATTGCGTGTCTCTTCGCTAGGATACTGATCCCAAGGAGCAGTATCGAAGAAGTTACCATCCCAACCTGTCTTGCCTGCAGAGTAGTCCCATAGCGTTTGGCTGAACTGTATAGTGCCGTTCTGCAATGCTACGCGAGTCCAGTTGCCTGAACCTGCATAAGAGTAAATCTCATAGTTGCCCTTACCGTTGTATAGAACCTTTACGAGTGTTCCGACTGCTGGATTTAATGCTGCTAAATCAGCATAGATCGCAACTTGGATCGCAGGCTTTATGCTAGAGTTATATCCAGCAGCATACCAGTTTACTGGGCTCCAATATTGCGTCGTGTCATAGAAAGGTTCGCCGTTACTTGGATTAATCGGGCCAACCGCATACAAGAATGACAACTCTTCTCTGGTTTCTAGTATCGGATATTGTGCTAATACAGTATTAGCGAAGGTTAGATAGTTCTCTAGTGCCAATAGGCGATCATAGAAGAAGCTCTGCTTTGGACGAGAGAACACACCTGATTGTACGTCTAGCGGAAGGAACGGATCAGGTACGACCGCTGAAGTAGGGTCGCATCCTGCTAGAGAATCCAACATTCTAGCATATAACGAGAACGGAGTTCCGTAGATGTTATTTGCGTTAGATAGCGAGATCGCAGGAAGACCTGGAAGGAAGGATTCGCTATTCCCTTCTTCGATGAGCGCGAACTCTTGGTGATATACATCTGTCGTTGTTCCGGTATTGAATCCGATATGGAATACAGTGTCTGTAGCATTAAAGTAGCTCAGAGAGTTATACATAGCGAATGTGCTGGGCAACAACGGCACCATATAAGAGATTCCAGAAGTTCTTGGATTAGCGATATATGATGCTACTACGCTATCAGATAGTGTCTTGTTAGTCTGGCTAAAGATGATATTTGTATCACGCACCCAGAAATAATATACAGGAGTGATGACACCAGTCGCATCCAGTACATTGTTTACAACATATGTATTCACATCATATGGTACACCAGGTCCCTGATAGTTCACAGGAGGAATGAAGCTCGCGATCCAGCTATAAACTGCGACATCTGATCCAGGGAAGACCGCGCCCCAATATTTGCTGTTATACACGACATCTGACTGATGGTAGTTCACAAATCTGACATTCGAAGTATCGAACCATAATCTACCTACCTCGCCAGCGCCCCATAGCATTCCTGATTGTGCATTTAGGTCTACGTTGTATTTGGCTGGGTCTACTCCAGTCACGTAGTCTAGGTTCTCTCTAGCAGCACCTAATATCTTGCCTTGTAGCGGATCGATATAATCGAAGTTTACCAAAGTCTCGTTGGTAGTAGCACTATAGAGCTGGGTATTAGTGATCGTATTGATATTCACGATCGGAGCCGAACTACGATATACTGACCAGTCTGAGTTGCCAGAAGAGTTGACATAAGTCACGACCTGACCACCGACTGCGACTGGCATAAATCCGGGAGTTCCTACGACTACAACATTGTCATTAAAGTCTATCGCAGTTCCATATCGGGGTTCATAACCATAATCCAATACGATATCATTTGTTGCTTGTGCATAGATGTATGCACCAGGATCGCTGATGTTCTCATTGTAGTTGACGAGATAATCGAACATATATACTGCGCCAGCATTAGGATATTCATCGATGAACTGTGTCGCATTATTGTCGAACACAGTATCGTTGTAGAGATTATCTGCACTATTAAAGTCAAATACTGTACTCTCATACCGTGTTCCGACTGGAGCAGAGATGACAACGCTGTTTCCATTGATCTTTATAGTAGAACCAAACTCAGTAGGACCGTATGCATGAGGACAGACGATAGTTTGTGTCTGAGTATATGGTTGGATACCTAGTTCTGGTAGCACAGCAGAATCCAGAGCAGTGACAACTAACTTGCTCTTAGCAGGTGCTATTGCAGTATCGATAAGCTGTATTATTAGTTTATTATCATAAGTTGCTGCTGCCTGAACATTGATGATGTTGCTCGCATTGATTGTTGCAGCCGTGCTAGCAGCATCGCCTGCAGTGAGATTGACTGCAAAGCCATTGATCAGTACAGTCTTGTTACCAGTGACCTGACATGCGGAAGTGCCGATAACTGTACCGTATCTTGCGCCGCCGTTGATATAACTATATACTGCACCTTCTTCACCGTCTGGATTGATCTCATATGGAGAACCGATGAGGATATTTGTGCCGAACGTATCCATATCTGATGCATACGAGAACTGTACGCCAGTACGATTTGTATAGTTAGAGTTAAATGTCTGAGTAAGCGTTGTTGGTCCGCCGTTTACTCTGAGAATATCTCCCACGAACAAATCACCCAGATAATAGAACTGCGTTCCGATAGTGGCATAGTTGTTATCGTTCACGCGAACACCGTTGCGATATACCTGTCTCGGAGATTGCGCATATGCGGTGCAGGTCAATCCAGTGCTATCGGCTAATGTCACTGAAGTAGTCGTAGAGCGCGATGTCTTTATAGTAAATGAGTTAGTGCCTGCGTCGATATCGCCCACATAATATACTGTCAATAGATCGATACCAGAAGCTTCTGTCGAACCATTAGCAAAGATGATGGCATCATTTGTCTTGAATCCAGTGACATCACTTACGCTGATATAGTTGCTGGTTACTGCGCTCACTGCTTGATTGAGCGTAGAGGTAGTCCAGGCTAGGGTGAATGCCTGTGCTGAACCAGATGTATTCTTGTGCTGTGCTTGTATGTTCTGAACAGCGCGTTGATACAGATAAGCAGTTCCCCAGTTCTCTATAGTCTGGCTATAGTTCTTGAATGGAGCGCCGACTAACAAGATATCACCTTCATAGTTAGTAGACAATGAATAGCCGAACTTGTCACCTGATACTGCGCCTGTAGCAGCACCATCGATTGTTGATGACAGTGCGTATGAAATCTGTATAGCAGTGCCGGTTCCTAATCCTGCACCTGATACCATGCCGTCCCCTGTAGCAGCCGCGCCATTATAAGTAAATGTCACGCCTGTTGCAGGACCGCCTGAATAGCCGATCTCATTCCAGTTAGTAGTAAGGCCCCAAGCAGTGATCTCATATACGCAGCCTGCAATCATATTTGTCACAGAAATCTGATTAGAGAGATTGGTCTGGAATACTATTCCGATCTGATTAGCAGGTGCGCCGATTGACACGAAGTCTGTGGTACCTAAGCTGGTGATCTCATATGTCTCGCCATCGTTAAAGTATCCGCTGCTCAACGGAGTATATTCTCTATAGTATTTGTACACACGGTTGTTGTTAGTGTCGGAAATGTACAGCCAGTTTGCATCTCCTGATACTGCGATACTATTTGCAGATGCAGGAACAACCAGTGTCTGAACCAATAACAACTCGGTAGAAGCCACGGTGTTATTCAGTGTATAAACATAGACATTGCTGGTAGAATTGCCTGGCTGAGTGATAAAGAATAGATTACCAGTATAGACAATCTTTGTTCCAAATCCCGCGCCTTGCACGAGTGTCTCAGTTAGATCATATTTGTTGCTCAGTGCATTAAAGGTGTATCTATAAACTTTTCCTAAACCAGGATCGCTGACAAGATAACCAACATTATCGGTATAAGCCACTGCTGTGCCCAGCACAACCGATTGAGGTACTTCTAGTTGATCTTGATATTTGTAGTTGATGGTCTTCTTGTATACTGCCCAGTTGCCATCAGTGTTCTCATCCACCCAGTATAAGTTGTTGATGAACTCATTTGTGATCAGGTCTTGCTTCGAGAGTTCAGCAGGTTTTGCGACACGATGTGTTTCGAATGCTAGACCTAAACCTAGTCCTTGCAGCGCCGTAGTAGCATTAGAAGTCAGAGCAAGATTGATCGTTACTTGATATAGGTTCACAACCTGAACAACTAGATAATAACCATCTACTTCAGTAGCGAAGTTTATGATGGCTAGGGGATCCAATGCCTTGAGACCATGAGGTTGATTAAAGGTCACAGTAGCAGTTTGATTTAGATTGTTCTGTATAGAGATTACTTGACCTATGCAGTTCCAACCGTATACTTCCCATCTCTCCTTGAAGTTGGCCAACCATAGATATTGACCCACATAGAAGTTCTGAATAGGAACAACAGTGCCGCTGCCATTCACTGCTAGCGGAAGACCAGAATAGAAGTAAGCAGACATCTCTACATCATTGAAGTTTACATAACCTGCGCTGGGATATAGTGTCGAAGCGGGTTCGCTATTCGGTAGAGTTGTCAATATATTTGATGAAGTGGGTGCTGATCCATAGTTATATAGGCTATATGTAGGAATGACTTGCATCGTTCCTGCAGGAGGAGATGAAGTTCCGTCAGACAGGCTCACGATAGAAGGATCGCCGGTCATATCAGCACGATTTACTCTGAAGTCAACAAAGTTCTGATTGAGTACTCCGCCGTAATCACCGGTCTTGATTGCCCAGTTCTCATATACAGTATATTGAATGTCACCTTGCGGAAGATTTGCGCCATTGAATGCTTTGATCGCATTCAGCGTTCCCTTATTGATGATCATATTCTGATAGACTTGAACCTGTGCTACATCAGTGAGATCGATCAGGGATAGGTAATCTCTAGGACGATATCCGATCAGCGAGAATGCTAGTAGATCAGCATCTTGTTGCAGGTTAGCCTGATAGATATCATAATAGAGTACACTCTCATATGCTCTAGTAGATGGGTTGGCTAATAGATTAGGTTGTAACGGATTATAGTTTATAAGTTTCCAAGCAGTCTGATCGAACTTTGTAGAGGGTTGAACGATCTGCTGTGATGCATAATATCTATTCTTATAGAGCACGATCTCGCCCTTGGTATAGGTCGCGGTACCGTCCCACTGTTGTATATCAGTTTGATTATAGATGAAGCCCCAAGCGTTGACCGTGCCGTTCCATTGGGCGCTCTTGGTACCACGCATATTGATACGGTTCTGACGGACTCCGGTAACGAGAGAATAGATGACATCATTAAAGATAGTCACATTATCGAAGACGATGCCATTCTCGAAGTTGCTGATATTGAACTGACCATATGCCAGGGCGTCACCTGTATTCAACGCAGTCGCAGTGAATAAGGTGCCATCACGATTGATGGCTAGATCCTTCATATTGATAGGATATAAGTTCTGATTTAGAACGAAGTTCTGATCTTTGATAGTCAGAGGTTGTACTAGCGCCGTGCCTGGATCGATCTCTATGATAGAAGCAGCAGGATTTAGTGTGATGATGCTGCCATCTGTCCAACCGGTCTGAGTCCAATACAAGAACTCATATACCATATTCTCCCAGTTGATCGGCATTCCGCCGGATTGATCAGAGAAGATCATTCCTTGAGACTGTAGCTTCGCACCATATGACATCAGAAACTGTGATAAGTCTTGTGTATTATAGAACTTAGTGCCATATGGAATTAGCGTCGTAGTATCATAATATTCGGTCGCTAGTTTTACAGTTTGGTTCAGTATAGTGACATTGTTGTATTTTCCATTATATTTCGGATCCAATATCTCGAAATATGCGATATCCTGTGAGTTACCAAATATAGTCCAATAACCTGCATTCTGTTGAACGATAACACCGCTGAATACAATCTTATCGAATGGCTGGTTATTATACAGTAGAATGTTATAACTCTCATTAGGAATCAATAGAGAAGAGTTGATATTTGTAGGAGAAGGCTTCTCCACAAAGAACTGCAACTGTTCTTGTGCGCTATATCCAGCAAGACGATATACCAATCTCACGTCAAGATTGTTTAATAATCCAGTAATAGTATTTGTAGCATCGATGCCCTGTTGCTTCTGATAATCCACGATCCAGTTTATATAGCTGGTCTTTGCAGTACCATTACCATATATTTCTATATCGGATATTACAAGATGGCTACGATCATTTACCAGATATTGATTGAACTCTTTGTTATATTTGTAGTTGTCTAGATCGACACCTAGATTAAAGAACTCCGCTGGTTTAGTCAATGCAAATATACGCATCAGATCGAAAGGATAAGTTGAACTGCGGCGATAGCTGAGTTCGGCAGAGCCGTCGTCGCCTACAATCCAATCCTTCTGTATAGCAGTCGCATTATAGTTACCCAATACAGATAAGGTCGGAGGCAATAGATCACCGTTGGAATCTACTGGAATTACAGTCAATAGTCCTGGGCGGGTCAACTGCGGATTGACATATGGATTTCCGTCGTTCCATATATAACCTGCTTCTAGATCGCTCCAAAGAATAAAGTTGTCGCTGGTATAAGGAGCCGGACCATATCTAGATGTCCACCAGGTGGGCATATCAGTGAAGCCCAACATCTCCCAAGGTGTCTCATTTGGAGTCGTCGTATCATAGAAATACTCATAGATACCTCTCCAATAACCCTGTTGGATCAGCGAACCATCTAGTTTATTAGACGCATTTGTATAGTTGTAAGTGAACGGATCGTTCTTATTGAAATACTGTGTCTTATAATCGATGCGGTTCTGTCCTACCCAGTTCAAGAACGTTGGGCTGTAGATATCAATAAAATCACTCCAAGTATAGTTAGTCGTGCGGAAGAATCCAGGAAGGACTTCATACTTAGATACCGGAACAGTAGTGCTCAACTTTAGATTGTTATAGATCCTCAACTCAAACTCTAGCAATGCTTGGTCGCGGAAGTCAAATAATATATCATTTACTGGATCATAATCACCATAAAGCCTGTTGAAGGAACCATCGTGCCCTCTGATAAAATATGTCGGTGTCTGATAATCTTTATCAAGAACAACACCTGGTTGGAATGATGGATATAGCCCCAACTTAGTTGGAGTATTTGGAACATAAGAACCATATGTCTGGTTGAACTCATTGATGATTACCTGGTCACCCGCTTGAATAGCAGTAGTGATCGTTAGATTAGGAGCAGTCGTGCTGACGACATAATCGACACCGCTCGTCAACTGCTTCTCTATCACGACACCATCTACAACACGATATAGATAAACAAGCACTCCGTTATAGTTTGCGGTGCTGAAGTTATACACCTTGCTCAGAGGATAGATTGATTGGGTCAATCCATTATTAAATGTATAAGTGTTGGAAATATATGGTGTCGCAGAAGGCAACATATCTGACCAGAAGAAAGAGTTAGCTTCGCTAAGTGAAGCTGTAATCTGCAATAGAGCATCATTCAATAACTGAGAAGGAGTGAAACGTTGAGCGTAATCGGTGTTCTGCACAGTCGCGACGATCAACTGCTTATAGTTCACATATTCCCTGCTATTAAACTGCAATGCATCGAATAGATTAGTGCTTGCTGAACGCAAGAATGCACCAGGCAATGCCAGAGAAGCAGAGTTCTGTATCAGTTTAGTGCCATAAGGTACTAGATTTCCGCAGTCGCGATAGTTATTAGCACCATAAATATTTCCGATAGTATTTGGCGCGTTTATGAAAATATCACGATATTGATTACTGATATCTCCGTAGTTAAGGCTCGTTGGATCAGTATTAAAAGGATTATTGATGAGATTGATCGGAATACTATAATAAGCAGTCTGGCTTACTTGATCACTCAATAATAATACTTGAATAACGGTGTTTGTTGCAGGCTGATATGCGAGAGATACAGTAGTTGTATCAGTTCCGATATTCACAACATATGGCGGGCTAGATACAGTACCATCACCGATAACAGCGTTACCATTATATGTGAAAGTTCCACCGATAACAGGTGTACCTACATAACCGATACTGGTCCAGTTAGTGATTCCTAATGATGCGATTTTATAAGTAAATCCAGAAACCATCTTATAAGCAAAGATAGTGATCGCACCTATTGGATTTAGATATATGTTATTATCATAAACCTGAACAGTAGGCCAGCCCAAGCTGTTCGCAATGCCTGAACCGGCATTTGCTCCTGATACAGTGCCGTTACCAGACAATGCAGCACCATTATAGATGAACTTGCCGCCGGCGACCGGGGTTCCATTGTATCCGATAGAGTTCCAATCAGTGCTGCCTAAAGTCACGATCTGATATTCGAAACCACTGTTCATTGTAGCGATACTTGTCGTGTTATTATTCGCGACAAATGTCTCTCCTACGATATTTGCTACAGCACCGAACGATGTGAAATCAGTCGTACCTACAAAAGTGATGGTATATGTTGCGCCGGCGACAAATGAACCTGATTTAGTAATGCCAGTTGGTTCAGCGCGAGCAGGAACATCACATATATAAGTTGTTGTAGGTTGAGTGATATCGTAGTTGAAGCTGAATATCTGGTATTGCTGGCTGGGCGCGATAGCAGTCTGCCAACCCAACTGCCGTACATGGTCAGTTCCTGAGGTATAGTTATAGACATAACCGATATTTACATTTTCTGTTACAGGTGTAGATCCTGTAACATATGTAAAAGTATCAGAGTTCAGTGATACGTCGAATACGATATCTCCTGAGTTCGCGATAGAACTATATTCGATAGGGAATCCTAATACAGGATCCTTTGTGCCGCTACCGATGGCATAAGAGAACAGTTTAGAACCAACGAATGATGAGCTATTATATACAGTCTTGTCACTCAAGCTGATGCCGCTAGAGTTGAATATGTCGAAGAGAGGTGGCTGGATTACTTGTGTCTTATTCTGTGCTTGAATCCAGTGAATACCGTCATACCAAAAACTAAATCCTTGATAGTTATAACCACGAGTTACAACAGTCTGATTTTCCGGAATGCAGTTGCCATCTTCTGCTACCGTAAGCGTGATGACCGGTTCGCCGAATGGTTGAATAGTAGAGAACTCAGCTACATAAATCTTGTTTCTTACATTTGGATTCGCATCTGCAGCAAAAATAATGCGGGCACCAGGGAATAATGCATAGGCAGATACATTAGCAGCACTAGCTACGATAGATGCATTGCTTCCACCTGCGATAGTTGTTGCTTCAGGCCAAGAAACAGCGAGAGTTAAAGTATCTGTTCCGGTGATCGAAGTGATCGTCGTATTTGCTGGCAACTGGTTCAATGAATCCGCAATATACATAAGATTTTCGAGGCTACCAGTAATCGCAGATGCTGAAACAGTAATCGTAGTAGAAGTTGCTGCACTTGCAGAGGCAATGGTCGCAGTCGCAGTACTATATACCTGCACATCTGGATAATAGTTCAATGCGCCGGCTACTGTCATCATAGCATTAGTAGTGCGAGTGTCGATGAAATCTACTGGATTGACCCCGATAATACCAGAGTTGAACAACTTTAGATTTGGATAAAATTCGATGATAGGTCTAGATGCTTTGTTCTTAGCAGTCGCGTATGTTATAGCGATGGCAGGATCGTTATTATAAATCGCAGTCGCATTGATGACATCGATATGGAACCAACGATTGCTTCTTGACCACGGATTCCTGCTCAATGAATCCCTAGCGATAGTTACATAATCTGGTTGTGCAGGAATAAACAGTTGTTCTTCCCAGTTACCGATATCCCACCCTGTCGAATCCCATGGAATATAATTGCCTGTCGTAAACTTTTCAGGAACAACTAACTCATTTACTGGTACTAATGTTATCGACGTACCTACACCTTGAACATAATATTCACCTGAGAGATATGCTACCGGCGTGACATTTCCATTAAACTGAACTTTTAATCCATTCGTAAATGCTACACCATTTGGAGATGTGTAGTTTACCTGTCCTAGAATTTGTGTAGGTACATCTATAGTATTATCTGTATTTGCATCGATTAGTTGAATGATTCCGGCACGATCTGCAACTGAACTGTCTTGATAATATAGAGTATTCAGCGGAGCAGTAATCGCAGGAACTTCTTGTAGAACGCCTTCTGCATCTCTATAGAAAGGAATATTATTATAAGCGTGACCTAGTCTAGGAGTGATCTTCTGATCTAACGGAATAGCACCTGCTGGAAATAATCTGATAATGGGATTTTTAGGATCACCTTCATATTGTATAGTATAGAAGTTGTCGCGAACAGTTGTCGTGAATCCATTGTCAAGCTGACCTTGATTTATATTCACTGTCATAGCGCCGGAACCATCAGTAAGAACGATAATCGCGCCACCAGGAGTCTCTGATATTGCAAATGTTACTGCATCCACGATATCGCTGACAAAATATACTTGACCAAAATTGATCGCATCACCGCCGAAGGTAGGACCATTATTATATGAGGAGAAAGTAATAGTATCATTTACTGCCATATTATTGGTAGTGCCGGATGACAGAATGAAATGTGTGTTGTCATTTATTTGGCTGGCGACTGCAAATTGTAGAGGACGAGGAACATTATCGAAACTGATCGTCATTGATCCTGAATCAGGTGTCAATGATATTGCACTGCCTCCTGCTACATTAGACACAGTAAACTCTGTAGAACTTAGTATGTCAGCGATATAATAAAACTGCCCGGCTTCGATGCCGCCGATGGTGGTACCAGAGAAAGTCACAAGCGCATTTGCTGTAAATTGGTTGGTGTCTCCGCCGTTTATCAATGATAAGCTAGTGTCAGTTGTACTACCTACAGTAAATGTTAGAGGTGTTACGGCTTGAATGACTGGATCATTTGTATCATAAGGAATCTCTACTAGCGTGACTGTGCCAGTACCTGTAACAGCAGCGCCATTATAAGTAAATGTGCCACCGATAACAGGGGAGCCAGAAAGACCTAAACTAGTCCAGTTAACACTACCGATAGTAGCAATCTTATATACTACGCTTTCGACCATAGTATTAGCGGCTTGTGCTGGTTGGTTCGCATATACCTGATCGAATCCTGACTCAACATATCCGGTTGGATTTTCAGAGGAAAGTCCTGTACCATAGAACATAACAGTCAATCCATTTAATGAAGTGACTCCATCTATATTTCCACTAAATGAAGATAGCGGCTGTCCGTTTATATTAGCGAACGGTGTCGTGCTAACTAGGTCAACAGTTAGATTTCCGGTTATATTATATCCATCCTGTGCGTTGGCTAATGGTACATTGAAAGTGACGACGCCGACTTCAGCACCGTTGTTGATGACACCATAAACATCGCGTGTAGTCCTATTCTGTTGTGTGGGATACACGCCTGAAGTTCCTGGCAATGTCTGAATCCAGAACTGAGATGCTTGATCTACCGTGAAGGTATATGTTCCACCACGGATCAATGTGAGTACTGGATTAACAGCACTACCTGCTTGGTTCTCAATAGCGATCTGATAACCATTGGTCAGCGGAGTGACGATATAGGATTCCTGTGTATATACTGCTGCAGGTGCGATTTGTACAGCAGGAGGACCATCCGGCAACCAATAATATTCATTATAGTTGATCAGTTTATCTAAATCAGTAAATGAGTCCCAAGAATAAAACTGACCTGTAAATAGGGCACTATTATCATCCGTGACACCGCCTTGCATAGTCAATGCATCGATGATGCCTGGATAAGAAATAAAATCTACAGCAGTGCCTGCTGGAACGGTGGCGGAATCCGCGGGAGCAGTAAAGATTACGCCCGGATCTAGTTGATAATCACGGCGGGTCTTGGTAGGTTCTGTTACATAATAGTCATTGGCATTGACACCATATCCAAACTTGCTACCGATATAACCTTGTATTTTGCTAGCGATAGGAGGATTTACCAGCTGGTCTAGAGAAGCTTGCAAGAACTGTGAGTTAGATGGAGTCTGGAATATCTCCGGTAGGAACGATAGCGTCCTGATGATAGTCGTATTAGTATTTCCGGCCATATTTCCTTATCCTATTTCGTTTGTAGAACAGAAGGGGTGAGTGCAGGGACTACAATAATATTGGCTGCAGTTGCTGCATTCGCAAAGATTTCGTACGGTAGACAAGCTATCTCATAAAGATAACCGAAAGGCTTAGTTGGATCATTCGGTACCAGCACGACTGAACTGATAAACTCGCTGCATTGATCGTGTAGATATGCGCTCAACTCTGAGAAATAGAAAGTCTGTCCGAAATTCCAGTTATTGATATCGAAATAACCATTGATAGCAGTCAATACTGCACTGATGATCTGATTATTACTATAGTTTGTATTTGACACGGGCACAACATTAAATGTAGCCTGCAGTGCAGGCTCTGCTTTAGCACCGAACAATGGCTTGAAGATCGCGCTATTGAGTACTACTGCATCTGATAACATCTTGTAATCTTGTACCTGGCTATAATCTTGGCTCAACTCTTCTATTGTAGGAACTGATGGTTCCGGAATAGTATTTGTTGTATCTTGTATATAGTTCTGGTAAGCAGTGTAGTAACTTTGTGTCAGAACATATAGATCGATAATATTCGTGACGACCGGATCGATGCGATTTGTATTATTTGAGTTATGACGATATTGATATGATAGGCCCTGTCTACCAGATAGTACTGCATATCTTGTCTGTAATACTAGATTATATGCTGGAGTAACCACAGTTGGATCTTGCACTGTCATATAGAAGCCACCAACAGTACCATCAGGAAATGCTTGATTATAAGCATAGAACAACTGTCCTACAGGATAATCATATTTCACTGTTTCGATCTGTGTAGTATTCGAATAAGCATATACGACATCTGTAGAAGGTACGATCTGGGTAACTGATAGATTAGTGACAGGATCTACAACTGTTTCGAAGAATGTATAGATTCCGATATTGGTTCCACCATCTACATAACCAGTTATCTCCGAGAAGAAATCTGGATTCAATATTAACTGTTGATTGTTGACATCCGTGGCAGACACTTCGATTTGAAACTGATTTGCATATCCGTCTGGTTGAACTGACTGACCAACAGTATTCAATACATAACTCTTACCCAATGGTTGTGCAGAACCATACTGAGTATTGATGGGGAGGATATTGATATAATCGTGAATAACAGTTCCGGAGAAGGTGTCATAAATGATCTGATCGCTGTTAAAGATAAATCTAGTCTCTGCGACTGAACCGAAATGATATACTAGTGAACGATAGGTTATAGTATAAACATTGCTATTCTGCTGGCTCGCGAAATATACAAAGGCAGCGGGATCGTCATATGAAGAGATACTCCATCTCTCTTGATTTATCAGCAATGCATTATTGAATACTAGGCTGAAACTCTGTTGCAAATCCATACGTATCTGTGCTTCTTGAATCAGGGTAGATGAGAACACATTATCGAATACTGGGATTATTTCAGCTAGAATAGAACCTGAAGGAATATATCCATTGATCTTTATCGGACCAGTACCATTGGCGAAACTACCTTGACCAGAGTTGCTACCGTCACCTGCAACAGATAATACAGTTGTCCAAACATAAGTAGAACCACCGGGACCCGGAATTCCTGTTTGCAATCTATTATTCTGATCGAAGTAGAAACCTGCTGGAGCGACAAACTTACACAGCGCACCTGCGGTGAGATATTTTAGATTATCAGAGTTATATATACCAACACTTACCGGTGATTTTAGGGCACCGACCTGATTATATACATAGCCAGTTTCAGAACCAGTATCTACTGTGCTGCTCTGCCAATATACTATATTCGTATTAGAATCCGCAACTGCAGTATCACTAGAATATGGACCAACGGGATATCTAGGATAGTTCTGAATATAATATTGATTCGCTTTATTCAACTTTAATGCAGCAGCTAGTTGATTTGTAAAGAAAGATATGATATCATTATTATTGTTGATGGTAAGATTTAGGAAACCAGAAGTCGCATCTTGCCATAATGCGCCATCGTCTCCAAATGAGTTTGTGCTAGAATACTTTCCAGTAGGATCTAATAAATCTAAGTTCTTAGATACACCAACTGAACTGCGATTTAATGCCTTGCTCTTTACGATAGAACTATAGAGCGTGTATGGAAAGTTATTATAATCCTCACCGTTTACCATTCTGTTCTGTGTATAATAACGAGTAGGTGCGCGTAACTTGATCTCGTCTAGCGTCTCGCGAGCTTGTGCGTTGGATACGACTTGAGACAATGCCAATCCGATAGTGAGCGTCTGTGCTCTTCCGGTCCTATCATAATAAGTGATAGAGACTGCGATGCCATTCATCTCATTAGGATCGATAGTATATGTGAGCGCATTACCCGCACGTACATAAGCGCGGAAGTTTCCTACTGGGACTTCAGAGAATACACCGTCACCAAATACATATGATACTGTATCATTGAAGCCAGAATTGACTGCGAAAATCTTTTTGCCGCTGCTTTCAGTCTGTAGATATGAGTTCGAATATACGTTAGGGACTTGTACCCAAGGTGTACGAGTACCGTCGGTGTTGATTTGATTTAGCCATGTATCAGTATTATTGATACCTTGAATAGCACCGATAGGTATAACCTGGTTCGAAATCTGCTGCTGCAGCGAGAAGTCATAGGTCTGCAGGCTTCCTTGCTTGAAGTAGAAGAAATATCCTGTATTAGGACTACCGAAACCCAACTTATCATTACGATATAGCATATTGAATTGTCCGATAGGTGCAGGAGGAATCTCATAGATATAATCTTTACCTGCACTAGTCACGCTGACCAATTCGAAATTCATATTCTGACCATTGATAGTGGAAGAGAAGGGAACGATTGAGAGTGCATTGGGCGCGATCTGTATAGCATATTCGCTGGTATCTACGCCTAGAACATTTGCGCTGTGCCCAGGTTGACCGATACGCTGTGCAGGAACGAGTGCAGCATTCCAGATGGTATTCATCTGATTTAACCAGTTAGCATTTGCCGGATCATTCCACAACACTGTCTGGTTGCTGAGGTTCATGCCGTTCATATCATTGATATTCTGTGTCGTAGATAGACTAGTGACCTTGAGATATCCTTGACCAGCAAGATTCCTCTTTGGTGTATAGCTTACTAGGTTGGCTAACTTGATAACACTATCACGGCGCTGTGCAGTATCGATAAAGTTCTCACGGGCATTCAAGTCTGCGCGGAATGCCAGACCTTGGCCCATGAATGCGATAACATCTAGCAGCGCAATATATTCGCTTGACTCTGTAAAGTCGTTGAATGTTTCTGGATAATATAGGCGAAGATAATCGATGAATGACTTACGAAGGGTCTCGTAGTCATAGCTCTTGAAGTCTGCTTGTTGATATGTCTGGTATAAGGTTTGCCAATCATTTAGACCAAATAATGCAGCCTGCCGTGAACTTGTTACCATGATTAATCTCTTTTTATTAAGTATTTATCACTGAGAAAAATCGGGGTTTTATACTCCTAGAGTGGCAGTATTGGTGTTTTGATTAAAAAATATACTTAGAGTTTCTGGATTATTGAACGGTAGGATTGCGAACTGTATTTCTACAAGTATACCGTTGTCTTGAGGATAGGATTTTATATAGTTTATGTCTAGTCTAGGATCATTTGCAGCTATCGATCTTATATCATTCTCTAGTTGCGTCTGAAGGTCTGGAGTGTTTGGTTCGAATATATAGCTCCATATTCTAGTACCATAACCAGGTTGTCCTACTTTCTGTCCTTGTGGAATATTGAGCGCATTCATGAGATCACGCATCACGAGTTGACCATCTGTGAGAGTGAATTTCTTTCCGGTATATACTGGTAAGGTGGTGCTGCCCGATGCAGATGTTATGCCAAATCCGTTGATAGGAACTAATCCATTTGGACCTACATTGGTATTCATGTTTGATGCACCCTGTACCTGTATATTGGTACTTCTCGGTACTGAAGCACCTATCGTGCTGAATCCTATAAACTGTGGCATCACATTTCCTTTATATTATTTATAGTATCAACCAACTTCTGGATGTGCCTTCAAGAATGCGACCTCTGCTGCTTGTGCTGCTCGCAATACTACTACTGCATTATGCAGGGTATCTTCAGCCGACGCTATTCCAGGATCACCTGCCGGAAGATTATTTTTAGCTGTAATATATTTGTTTTGTGCATCAGTTGCAGTAGTTATTGCATCGTTGGTTGTTTTTTGTAAGGCGCTGTATTGTTTTTGCAAGTCTGCTGCCTGATCAAGTTTTGTTTGATAGTCATTTGCAGTTGATGTCGAAACTCCCCCTGTCAGATTAGGAGCAGGAATTCCCGGATCACCCAATATCTTTGTCGTCTGTGCTGTTATCGCAGCACGATTATTTGTATTAAATCCTACAGTAGGCATTTTTATTGCTGCGATTCCGCCCTTAGAGAGTGCTGATATTGCGCTCTGTAGTTGTGCGATTCCACCCACTGACAGTCCTGAAGCAGCTAATGATGCTAACCCGCCTAGCTTAGATGCTGCCGCGCTTGCAATTCCTGCTGCTGCGCTGGCTGCAGCGACTTGAGGTAATGCACCGATAACAGCAGTTGCTGCTATACTATTGAGTGCATTAGCTTTGGCAGTCAGTCCACCTAAAGCTCCTGCTGCTGACGATACTCCGTTCATTGCTGCAGCCTGAGCATTGTTGATCAGGCTAGTCAATGATGTTGTTCCTGGAATATTATTTCTTGCTGTCGGTGCATTATTTACAACTGATGCAGCAGTATTGATTCCGCCTGCTAGATTGCTCAATCCACTAGCGAGTGTCGCAGAAGTAGCCCCGATGGCACCCTGTTGAACCACTGCAGCAGCATTTGATAGTGCAGGAAGGCCGCCGGCAGCCAGTGTCGGACCCGCACCCGATACTGCTGCTATATTATTTACCGCATTCTGGACTCCGCCGATAGTGGTATTGAGCGCATTACCTACTACATTATTAGAGACAGAATTAACTGGGCCAGTAATACCGCCCGCAGTTGATAGGGTTGCTGTACCACCAATTGCGCCGGCAGCGTTAGTTATTGCTGTTTGGGTAGCAGTCGCTGCACCAGTAACTGCTGCAGTACTATTATTTACTGCCCCGCCTACCACACTAGCCGAATGAACGATTGAATTTACTGCATTTAATGCTGTCAACCCTGCTGCTATTCCGAGAGTATTTGTTGCTAGAGAAGAGGTGGCTACTGCAGTCGCTGCTTTAATTGCGCCGGTAGCAGCACTGGTCGCTGCGCTTGTTATACTATTTGTTATGCTAGCAAGCGAGCTTCCTGCTTGTGAATTTTGATCTGCTACTGTTGCATTATTTGCAGCATTTGTTTTTGCTATAGAGGTAAGATTTTGCGGGACGCCCGCTTGCAACGGTTTGAATGATGCACTGATCGCTTTGAATGCGGATGCTGCAACACCAACACTCTGATCCACTAATGTTGATAGGCTGGGAACTTTCGCCATACCAGTCAATGCACTAGCGACGCCGCCCAGGCCGCCAGTGAGACCAGATGCAAATGATGCTGCTGCGCTGCCTGCACCTATCGCGCTCAATGCACTCTGTATCTGGTTTTCCGCACCAGTCACTGCAGCACCCACAGCACTGTTTAGTGCTCCAGAAGCTGCACCTGCCAATGATCCGGCGGCATTATTGAGCGAAGCAGAAACTGATCCCCCTGTAAGCAATCCTTTAGCCGCACTGGCTATTGTGTTTGCTGCGATATTGCTGAGTGCTACAGATGCTGCACTTCCAACACCAGCGGAACGCTGTATAGCACCCACTGTAGCATTTATTCCTACAGATGCAGCAGCATGAACAAGTCCGGTAACAACCGCTGATGTCTCTTTACCTGTGATTGCTCCGACCTGCGTCAATGCTGTCTGTGATTTTTGCATATTGGTATTCACACTTTGTGCCTGTGCATCAGTGTTTTGAACTAACGTAGTCAGGTTAGATGCGCCCGGTGCTCCTACAAAGAGAGACGGTGGCATGGATAGTTGTATATCATTCCCGCGATTAACAAGACCAGTAACAAGCGTATCAGCACCCGGCTTCAATATACCGCCGTTGACCAACTGTGAAGGAGTGAGTGCAAATGCGCCGACCGCAGCCACTGCTCCTTGTGCTGTTTGTACCACCGCAGCGCCTTGCGTGACTGCACTGCTTAGTGCTCCCTTTGCAGCACCGGTCGCGGCTGCTGCCATCGCAGCCGCGGTAGTATTCACTCCCATAGAAGGTGACACTCCTGAAATATTGGGTGACGATGCGATAGTTGCTGCTGCGGGCGGTGAAGGAGAAACTGCTGTTCCTGCGGCTGTTGCAGCAGTTACTGCTGCAGTAGGTGCCGGCGGAAGATTTGCATCTGCATCTAGATTAGTCTTGACATTGACGCCTTGGCCTGCATTGGCCCAAGGTGCATGAGCAGGAGCGCGAGAACATATAGTCAATAGTTTCGCAGGTGCTGCCATAAATCCTTTATTCTTGTCCCCTAACGTATCGGTCTGTGCAAGCAGAGGAATAGTGGGAACACTGGGTGCTTTGGTGCTAGAGAGTCCGCTGTTTAGATTTACTTTAGCGCCATTGATATAGGCTTGTCCGCCACCTGCCATAGAGACATCGCCTGCAGCATTCCAAGCGATTGCTTTACCGGATAAACCAGTCAAGGCTCCTAATGTCGCAATATTGATATCTTTTGTCGATCTTATCTGCGTAGTGGTCTCTGAATTTGTCTGAATGCTCTTGGCTTGGACATTAAAACTACCAGCAGCATGAATGTTTATGTTCTGGTCAGCATGTAGATTTAGATCACCTTGTGTTCTGACATTGAATGAGTTGGTACTATAGATATCCACTGTACCTTCTTTGCCCAACTCTATATAACTTTGTCCATTAGAATGCAGGATCATGAGTGTCTGACCATCATCACTCATCGTAATTTGATGCCCCAAAGCAGTACGTATACGAACTAGTTGATCTCTCCCGATAATATCACCGTCATCCATGACAATGCTATGTCCGCCTCGACGAGCTACTACTTGTAGTTTTGTGCTATTGCTTTCTTTTATGTTATTGACCACAGTGGAATCATCATATCCACCTTCATATATAGGTCTTCCTGGAGTAGATACTCCCCAACCTACACGGGATGATGATTCACGCGAAGCACTTGATGATATGGGCCCTCGAATAGGATCACGAATAACACCTTGTTGATTCATGATTGCTGCAGAATAGCTATGAACTGGTCTGGGAGCTTGGTTGAACTCATTGCTGTTGACAGTTCCGGAATTATTTGTGTTGATATTTGTTGCAGGTAATCTAGTGGCTCCTCCGAATCCTGCTGCTTCACCGGCATTTGGTACGATGTAATCACTAGAACCGATAGCAGGAACCATATGCAATGATTCCGCTTCTGGAACGCAGCCTATATAATAACCTTGATTGGGATCACCGTTGATGAAGATGCAGATAACAGTCGTGCCGATATCGGGAGGCGCATGCCATTCACCATAGGAACTGGGATTTGCTTTATATGAACCTGTACCATTCAAGCCGCCGGATGCATTTACTCTACCGAAAAATCCACTGAGATAGCTAACTGTTACCCAGTTAGTAGAGATGTCTGAATCCAATGGAGGTTTATCACCTAATAATACTTTTATTCTGCCTGACCTCAGCGGATCGATATTATCTTTGACAATACCAAAAAGCGGAACAGACATATTAGGTGTTCCTGCCGCCCCGGGTTTAGCCGATTTAGGAACTCCCCTTGTCTTTATAACATCATTAGCCATGCATAGATTCCTTAATCTTTTCTGCTATTAGGTTTCATTGTTGCCTACCGGCGGAGTTTGTTTGGGAGGAGCGCCGCCAGTAGGTGAAGATTGTGTAATAGTTCCTCCTTTAGTCTGTAATACAGGATCTTTAGTAGGGCTAGTATTGGAAGTTGTAACTGCAGAACTAGTAGTTGTTGGTCCAGAGGTAGAGCTAGTAGTAGATTTTGCAGGCGCTGCATTAGCATCCTCGTTGACTGCTGGATTACCAAAATCATTAATAACCAATTCTAATGTTTGTTTGAATGCACCATCTCTAAAAGTAGAGGTCACTTGTTGAACCTGATAACTAATGGCATTTTTAACAATCTTTGATATAGATTCTGGATATTGCCAAAAAAGTATTGAATCATTTATATTGAGCAGTCCCCCTTGAGTAGTGCCGTCACTGTCAATTCCGCCTGTGCCGCCACCAGAGACATAATCTACCCCTTCTTTGAAATCTATCTCAATGAAAACTTGTCCGCCATTGGCATTTATGGTATATCCATCAGGTCCATAAAATTGACTATATGCATTGTCTATACTAGAACTAGACGTTTCAATAAGATAATCAGGATCTCCTAATATAGTCATAGTTGCTGACGCAAATGAACCCGGATCATAAAGACTAGTCACGAATGAGTTCTGGGCACTAGGTCCGGATCCTTTTTTGCCAACAGCATCTGCCGGTCCTGATGCATATGATTGATTGCCTGAAGGTGTATTATACCGATAGGTGTCCCCTGAGGTACTAACGCTATCATTGCTATCTGCTAAGACCACATTGAAAAAGGTGTTATCTAGATTTTGTTCGTAACTTATGATTTCATTATTCAATCCTGTATACCAATAATCATATTTTTTATGAGGTCCGTAGTATTTTGATGCTGCGTTTACATACGTAGAGGTTACAACAGGAGTATCATATTTGTTAATAGTATATGTAATATCAAATGCCCATTCTTTTTGTTTATCGTCCCATCTCGGATTACTGACTCCGGCTGATACAGTATACCAACTAACAGGTCTATTATCGGCCGAAGTTATTTTTTTCAATGATTTTTTATCAGGGTCGGCTTCCAATGTTGAATCATAAATCACGGAAAGTGCATCTTCGAGATATTTACTCTGTATAATAGTTGAATCAATACATTGAAGGATAGGTAAGCTATTACCAAATATAACATTTCTTTGAGTGTTATTTGGTTGAGAATTTAATTCTTTAGCAGGAGTAGATGATTGAGTATTAGTTGCAGTACTTCCTGGAAATCTAGCCTTATCCAAATCAGCCTTAGAAACAATAAGAGAATCACCTATATATGATTTTGCTTCCGGTGTAGAATAGGTTATACTATACTTCGACGGTTTATACGTTGGATCATTTGCGTGTATGGCTTTCTGTTCATCATTTAGCGCGGTAACAAATCCTTGCAGTATATCATCCACTGTGCTTCCGACAAAAGTTTTGCCAGTTTTAAGTAATCCATATTTAACACCAAATGATGTTTTAGGTGCAATCTGTGCTGCGGTTATATGATATGTAGTTGTTTTACCGTCAATCTTAAAGGCAACGTTGTTTATACTAATATCATAGTAGTGATTGAACAGTGATCCATCAGTAGAGTTTGGATCTAGCGGTGATCCATTAAATGAATAGGATGGTTTAACTAATGCACCTGATTGATCGTATCCATAAAAACGTATTCCTAAAATAAAAAATTGTTTTGTTGGATTCTCCGGTGGATTAGCAAGATTTTCGCTGTATTGATTTATAGCAAGGGATGCTCGCTTGAGATTAGAGATAAATGAAAATCCATATGGTTCGGTAATAGTAAAAGTGATCTCACTTATATTGGTAGAGGATTGGCTTGCTTTGCCTGAAGTTTGACTCTGTATGACTAAATTGTCTATGTAATAATCATAATTGAAGCCTGCTGCTCGCTTCTCATTGGTATTGTTTATTCCGCCGCTTTGGGCAACCAAAAATGCTCCTCCGCCTGAAGGCGCATTAGATTGCTGGGGAGAAGATTGTCCACCTCCTCCTGATGGTGGTCCAGATGCTGCGTTAGTATTAAAAATATTGATATTTTTTCTTCCAGATTGAACAAACAAATCGTATGCGTCTGGCGTGATCATATACAAACTTATCTGATATGTGTAACTAGCAAATTCACCTAATGGATTTTTTAGTCTTTTTCCTGGAGTTGACGGATCGATTGCTCTCGACGTAATACTTGTCGGGTTACTAGCCGGATCTGACGGAGGAGTGCTAGCATTTTTTTCATCAACGCTATTAATAGTAGTAGGTGATGCTCCGTTTTGATTAATACCGGGTGATCCCGGAGATCCTGCAGATCCGGCTGATGCTTCGGCTCCGGTAGGTGAACTCGGGATAGGGCCTGCTGTACCAATATTAGATCCGCTGTCATCGTCGGATTGCCCAGGAAGGGAAGAATCAAATGAAACTGGCACTTATTATACTCCTAATACTGTCCTTAGCGTGTCTAGTGTAGGTATATATATTCCTATACCAGCAACGAAATTAAAGTAAGGATCGGGGCCCAATAAATTAGGATTTCTTGCTGCAAATACCCACCATAATCCGGGATTATTATATAAGTCATATGCCAATAGATCGGGACGATATTGATAAGTCAAAGGTAACTGATAATAAACATCGCTCGGATATAGAGGTATCGGAGTGTAGTTCATTACATCCAAATACTTGTTGTTTATGATATTAGTATTAGTATATGGACTAGATGCAGGATAGATACCTTGATTGGATGCGTTTGCCATTACCAGAATCCTCCACCTGTTGCTTCGCGACGAGTTCCATTTATCAATGCACCAGTAGCATAATCCTTCAAGCTGAACTTGTTGGAAACTGCATTTCTGCTCATCATCGGTAAACAGGTTATCGTCATCTGTATTTTTGTAGGAACGTATGTAGCATTTTCTCCTGCAGAAACTGCAGTGCTAGGATATTTGACTGGTGCTCCTACTCCCCCAAAACTGAGTCCAGGGCCCAACCTAGCACTCTGGTGTACAGCGCCGCCAGTGGGATTAGTGCTGCTCTGAGGTAATCCTGCAGCAGAAGTCCCTGTAGTATAGATATAATCTACATCATTAGGTAAAGTATATGTAAACCCTGAGATCGCCAGTGGCTGAGCAGAAAACTGATATGCACCCAATCCATATATATAACAGAGCGGAGGAGGTGTTCCCTTTTGTGGATTTGTGTCTTGACCATAGAACATTTTTGTCATCGTCCTAAAGAAATGAATAACTGCTAAAAGGTAATTTGCTTCATTTACATCTTGTGCAGTAAAATCACATCCAATAGAAACGCTATCCACTGAACTGCTTCCGTATTGATTGACTTTATAGTTGTTATGAACCAATGCTGTGGATTCATAGTTTGCAGCATAGGTTACTGATATAGTAGGAGTATAAGGAAAGATAACACCGTCAGTATCTTTCAATGGTTGTAATATACCTGGATTTGGTGCTTTATACAGATAGTTTGTCAATACACTAGGAGACAATGATAATCTAACTCGCCAATCACTATAAGCACCGAAGTTGAGCTGGTCTTGATTGATAGCTTTCTTTTGTGCGCTACGGGTGGCACTAACCGTTACTGCAGCTACATCTGTTGTTTCAGCACTTGCTGCTTTTAGCGCCGCCTCCCCTACTACTGTTACTGTCGAACCTTCAGTTGCCATATCATAATCCCATGATAAATATATTTCTCTGATTGTATTTATCACTCAAAAAAAGCCCAAATTTTACCCGTTGCTGTTGTATTTTGATCACAGTGATGATATAATTCATGATATATGAAGGAATCTCAGTGACTACTAGAAAGAAAACCATCAACTATCTGAACAATCGTGACATTCTCAAAGAGATCCACGCGAGCAAAAATACATATTGTTACTATACACAACCTGAATATCATAGGTATGATCTCATAATCGACATGCCAGATCGTGATATCAGAGACAGTCTAGATCATGCTGCTAAACCCGAACAGATCCAAACTGCGAAAGAAGTACGCGCTAATAGACTAACCCAAGAGACCGGTAAGCCTGTATCTCCTGATGAAATACTCGCTGAAGACTTAGTGTTCCGTGTGATGACATGGGATCATATTCCAGTCGCACAGAAGCAACCAAGAAAGACTACCAAGAAGAAGACTGCCAAAGACATCCTTCTGTTTGATGAAGATGATGCTGAAGACTTCTCTGATCTAGAAGACAAGACTACTAAGGGCGATGTGGATGACATGGTCCATGTAAAGGTGAACTTTCCCCCATTTCAACATTTCAAGATCGATGAGACTGGCACATTCAACTGTGTGGGTAAGTCACATTGGATGAATGGTATCGACAATGGTCATTTCTCTAAGGATCATGGTCAGATCACCAACAAGCTGGCTCGCATGTACATGATGCTGTGCGAGAAGTATGCGATGAAGTTCAACTGGCGTGGATACACATACAATGATGAGATGCGTAACTCTGCTGTACTTCAGTTGACCTATGTAGGTCTGCGTTTCAACGAAGCCAAGAGTGCTAATCCGTTCGCTTACTATACTGCTGCGATCACGAACTCTTTCTGCCGTGTGTTGAATACTGAAAAGCGCAATCAGAACATCCGTGATGACATCCTAGAGATGAATAATATGAACCCATCATTCTCTAGACAGAACAGAGATATGAAGTTTCAACTTGACAACTAAGGTATCCATAATCGTTGTTTTTTGCGATCAAGAGTAATATAGTAGAGACATGACAAATCTATTCAAGAAGGCGGCAGTCTTCACAGATATTCACTTTGGACTCAAGAGTAATAGCCTACAACATAATACAGATTGTCTTGATTTTGTTGATTGGTTTATAACAAAGGCTAAGTCTGAAGGGTGTGAAACGTGCATGTTCTTAGGTGATTGGAATCACCATAGAGCCAGCATCAATATTCATACCCTTCAGTTTGGTCTCAGAGCACTAGAGCGTCTCAGTGCAGCGTTCGATGTCGTATATTTCATTCCAGGCAATCATGATCTATACTATCGTGATCGTCGTGATATTCACTCAGTGGAATGGGCGAAGCATCTACCAAATGTGGTAATCGTCAATGAATGGTTCAGCGAAGGTGATGTCATCATCGCTCCCTGGTTAGTTGGCGAAGATTACAAGATGTTGTCCAAACTTAGCGGCAAGTATCTGTTCTCGCATCTGGAGCTTCCGCATTTCTTCATGAATGCTATGGTGGAGATGCCTGATCACGGTGGGCTGAATGCTACTCATGTCACTGGATTCGAGACCGTATTCTCTGGACACTTTCATAAGCGCCAGAGCAAGAAGAACATCTGGTACATGGGCAATGCTTTCCCTCACAACTATGCAGATGCCGGTGATGATGCTCGGGGCATGATGATACTAGAGTGGGGACAGGATCCGGTGTTTCATTCTTGGCCTAAACAACCCGTATTCCGCGTACATAAACTCAGTAGTGTTCTAGATAACCCAAAAGGATTGCTCTTGCCCAAATCTAGCGTTCGCGTTCATCTTGATATCGATATCTCATATGAAGAAGCTAACTATATCCGTGAGACCTTGATTCCAGAATATGGATTGCGAGAAGTATCACTGATTCCTATCAAGAATGAACAACTCACCCAAGAGGGAGTTTCGGGCGACATAAAGTTCGAAAGTGTTGATCAGATCGTGCTAGAGAGCATAACTAATATTGAGAGCGACTTCTATGATTCCAAACTTCTGTTAGAGATTTATAATACCCTATGATCATCCTAAAGAATATCACGCTACGCAACTTCCTTTCCATCGGCGCGGTAACGCAAGCAGTAAATTTTGATAGCAAAGAACTCACGCTCATTTTGGGTGAGAACCTGGATTTGGGCGGTGACGGTGCTCGTAACGGTACTGGCAAGACCACCCTCATTCAGGGCTTATCCTATGTGTTGTTTGGTTCCCCTATCAACAACATTCGCAAAGATAATCTGATCAATCGTACCAATGGTAAGGGTATGATGTGTACGTTAGAGTTCTCTGCTAATGGAACGGATTACAAGATCGAACGCGGACGCAAGCCTCATATTCTGAAGTTCTATGTGAATAGCAATCTTCAAGAGGGCAAGGATGATGCTCAAGGCGAGAACAAAGAGACGCAGGTTCAGATTGAACGTGCTATCGGTATGACGCCTGATATGTTCAAGCACATTGTTGCTCTGAATACCTATTCGGAACCATTCCTCGCCCTTCCTTCCGGTGAGCAGCGCAAGATCATCGAACAGTTGCTGGGCATCACTCTGCTATCTGAGAAAGCAGAGCGCATCAAAGAGAAAATTCGAGACAATAAAGATAACATTCAACTAGAAGAGTTCAAAGTAAAGGCCATCGAAGAAGCCAACAAGCGTGTTCAAGAACAGATCGAAAGCCTGAAGCGCAGGCAGACGCTGTGGCTAAAGAAGCACGAAGAAGACCTAAATCGCTTCATCCGTGACTATGATGAGTTGAGCAAGATCGATATCGATGCTGAACTACAGGCGCATCGTGCCCTTGCTACTTATAATGAGAACAAGCGGAAGAAAGATATGCACAATGCTCTTCTCGCTCGTCAGGTTGCCTGGCGGCAGAAGAGAGATGCAGACATCACCGTATTGCAGCGGTCATATGACAAGCTGAGCCATATCGACATTGATGCTGAACTACAGGCTCACGCTGATTTGGCTGCATACAATCTTCGATCCGCTGAACTGGCAAAGATTACTGCGAACATCGCAGCATTGGGGATCAGCATCGCTAAAGAGCGAAAAACTATTGACAAGTTAGAAAACGAAATCAAAACTCTTGAGGGCAACAAGTGTTATACATGTGGACAAGATTTTCACACTGATAACCATACACAGGTTCTAGAAAATAAACACAATCTGCTTGTTGCTGCGAATGCTGACCTTGCCCAATTCCAGAATGATCTAGAAAAAAATAAAAATTCTGTGTTCATTTTGGGCGAGATGCCTGTCACACATTATAAGACTGAAGCACAAGCAGTCAAGCACAGTTCTGAGCTGGCAAACATTCAAAATCAGATCACCGCAAAGCAGAACGAGACTGACCCATACGCTGATCAACTCGCAGAACACACTGATATCGTGCCGGGAGCGATGCCAGCCACGCATTATGATACTGAAGCAGAAGCAATCGAACATCGCACTACTGTAGCCAGTTTGTTACAGCAGATCGCTACGAAAGATGCAGAGGCAGATCCATATGCAGAACAAGTCAGCGAGATGGAGAACAAAGCATTACAAGAGATCGACTTCAATCGTATCAATGACTTGACTAGGACAGGCGAGCATCTAAAGTTCTTGCTTGATCTATTGACCAGCAAGGATTCATTTGTACGCAAGAAGATCATTGATCAGAACCTATCATACCTCAATGCTAGACTTACATCTTATCTAGATAAGATCGGTCTTCCGCATAACGTTATATTCAAGAATGACTTGTCGGTTGAAATTACTGAACTCGGGCGCGAACTTGATTTTGATAATCTTTCACGCGGTGAGCGGAACCGATTGATCTTAGGTCTTTCTTTCGCATTCAGAGATGTCTGGGAAAATCTATACTTCCCTATCAATACTCTATTCATTGATGAACTCATCGATTCTGGATTAGATAGCATTGGCGTAGAGAACTCTATGGCTATTCTGAAAGATATGTCTCGCAGGAGAAGCAAGAGTATCTGGTTGGTCAGTCATCGTGAAGAACTTGCCGGTCGCGTTCCCAGTGTACTAAAAGTTATTAAAGAAGCAGGATTTACTACATACAGCACTGCTACCGAAATCGGTTAAATGTAAAACAACTGATAAATAAGAAGTGAATCCTATTGGAGAACTTATGTTTATCAAAAATGACGCATACAATCAGTATTATAGTATTATTAATAATGCTGAGGCTATTTGCCCTAGAACTATGAAGAAAAAAGATGCAATGTTAATACGAGGATATATAGAGGATCATCATATAATCCCGAAATCTTTAGGTGGCAGTGATCAGATTAATAATAAGGTATGGTTAACTGCAGCCGAACATTTCACTTGTCATAGATTATTAACAGAAATGACCACTGACGCTGAAAACGGTAAAATGTGGTCTGCACTGTGGAGAATGATGAATAAACAAAGTCAAAATCAAGACCGAAACTATACCATATCTCCTGAAGAATATGCTGAAGCAAGAGAACAAAATGCAAAGAATCATAGTTCCAGAATGAAGGGTTCGTTGAATCCGTTCTACGACAAAACCCATAGCGATAAAACTAAAGCGTTAATGTCAGTTAAGAAAAAAGGCAAATCGTATGAAGAAATATTTGGAGCTGAAAAAGCAGCAGAAATGAGAGCTAGGCGATCTGCTGAAAGTTTAGGTAAACTAAAAGGAAAACAGACTACTTCAACGTGTCCGCATTGCGGTACAGTAGGTGGAGTTAGCATTATGAAACGCTGGCACAATGACCGCTGTAAAAATATTATCACCCCCAAATAGAAAGATAAGTTAGTATATGACATCTCCTAGCAAAGCAAAAGGTTCATCGTTCGAGAGAGACGTTGCTGCCTTTTTATCTAAAACATATGATGAGAAGTTTCTACGGGTACCCGGATCTGGCGCCTATATCGGTGGCAAGAACCAAGCTCGCAAGCAATTTCTAGATGAGGGACAGATTAGAACTTTCAAAGGAGATATCATTCCTGGACAGTCATTTACCAGATTTAATGCAGAGTGCAAGTCATACAAGGACTTCCCCTTTCATCTGGTATTGACTGGTGATTGCAAACAACTTGATACATGGTTAGGGCAACTCATGGTAGTCGCAGAACCAGAAGATTGTAATATTCTATTCATGAAGTTTAATCGCAAAGGCAAATATGTCGTAGTGCAGACTAAGCATACATGGGTAACAGACAACTTTACGTACTATAGTTCACCTAAATTGGGTGATTGGCTAATCATAGAATTTGATAACTTCTTCAGGCACAACAAAGACCTTCTTAGATCACACGCTTCATCAGCATCAAACACAACAGACATCAAGTCCGGCAATATACTCACTATTGACACCCAGTCAGTCTAAATATACGACCTACATATTACACTAACTGACACGAAGATCACGGCTTCCAACAGAACCCTACAATTTGTTTGGTCGAGGTACCTCGACTCTCCTTGAGAAGATGTGAAACACCATCAACGGATCTGGAGTAAGCTTGGACATTCGTGTCCATGGAATACCGACAGGGCTCTCGTTAGGTTAAGCGAACCCTGAATGAGCCTGCATCTATTTTGTCTTGATGGTGCAGGACATGCGTTGCTGAAAGCTATCAATAGATAGTAAGATTCACTACAGTCCCATTAAACCTTACAGAGCAACCGGTGGCGTTATTACAGCATGAAATAGCTAGTATGACGGGGAACAGACGACAGAAAGGCATACAGGGCTAGCAGTCCAATATCCTAGGTAGTGCTGTTGCAGCACTACCATGGCTCCCGAGCAGCAGATCAATAATCAATAAGAGACATATAAGAGCAGCCTAAAAAAGAGTAAAGAGAATAATGTACCGAACGAAGTGAGGTACATTATAGTTGTCCGAAGGACAACTCTCAAGAGTAAGAGATGAATGAGATTAGAAATACGGAAGTTGAGACTTTTTAGTCACTTCCATGTGTTCTTCTATGAGATTGTTGATCTCTAGTCTTTCTTGATAGGACATATTCAATATATCCTCATAGGTGGCTCCGCCGCGCATGTTCCATGCCATGTGCAGTGCCGTCCTTTTTATGGAGATAGATTCCTCTTCATATGAATCTAAGAGCTTCTTGATCTGCTCTGGGGCAGACCTAAGAAGCGTTACTCGAAAAAATCAGTAGGATTCAATGTTATTGTTTGTTCATACTGATGTTCGCATGATGCACACACCATCTTCATGGGCTTCACTTCACTCATTTGTCTGAGTTCAGCACTACGATCTCGAATAGAGATATATAGGTTGCGGTCACAGTGCATCAAGAAATCTAGGATGAATTCTTTTTCTTCTACTCTCATTGTAGGAGTTTCGATGTACTCTATGGAATGACTGAGTAGCTTCATTGTTAGATCAGTGATCTTCTGCAGTGATTCCTTCATTACTGCATTTCGTTCATCGATATTTTCAATGTTATCTATCTGTGACACGACGCGCTGAAACTCGAATTGTTCCATAGAAGCAGTGTTTACATCCTTGAAACTGATAGACTTCAACTTGATCTTTAATTCACCTACTTCGATCAGTTGAGAATAATCAGGCTTTCCGATAGCACCTAACATTGCTGATAGATTTACCTTAAATGTAGAAGTATCAGCACATGCAGGGCATGTGGAATCAATATCCATCTCACCTGAAGGTGATGATGCAGTCTTTATAGCTACTAGAATAGCATCTAAATCAACATTAGGAATTTCCCACGGGTCTTTAATATTAGGAATACAACTCTTTATCAACTCAACTACAGCCATTCCATTGAACAATGCGTCAGGTGTCCTAGCAGTGATTTCATCAATAGCAGTGGTAGGATATACCGGAAGCTCTCCGTTTTCAGTCATGATCAGCGAACCAGGTGGATATCCCTCGCCACCTGAAGGCAGTTTGATATATACAGCAGGTCTTCTGAAGTACTGTTTTAGCGGATTGTTGTCCATGTGGTTTCCTTATTAAAGTAGGTTTTAGCGGTTTACTAAATACATAAGATATTTATTAGTCAAAAAAACCCTATTTTTATTTTATGGAAATACTATGGATCCTGAAGTCGTAAAAGAGTTAACAGATTCTATCAATCAACTTAATAATTTGATTGCCAACCAAAGTACATTATTGGGTGGGCTATCAAAGTCTATGAATGACTCTGCTAACTCTACTCAACAGAATTCTTCTGCTCAGACAAAAAACACAGGAGCATTAAATAAAAATACGGGGGCAACAAACAAACTAAAAGAAGCAGAAGATGAAGCTGCCAAAGCAGTTGCAGAACTTGGAAGTAATCTATCGACCGGACTATCTCAGGCTAAAACATCACTGGATAGTTTTACTAAAGCTGTTCTCAGTAACGAAGAAGGGTTTAGTAAATATGGTGTTGCTACTAGTGGTTTAGGTAAAGCAGTATTTTCAGTTGTTAAATCTTTTGGATCCTCGGGTTTCGTGTTAGGTGGACTAACGGTAGCATTCGGTGCAGTACTAGAAGCAAGCTTTAAGCAGACGGATGCACTATTAAAAGGTGTAGATACCCTTTCTGGAATAGGCGCCGCTGGTGACATAACTACCAACGAGATGTTGGATATGGCTCATAAGATGGGTCTAAATGCAAGAAATCTTGAAGTATTTACTAAAGCAGCAGCTAGTGCTAGTGAAAGTATGGTAGCTCTAGGGAACACGTCCGGAGATGGTATCAAAGAATTTGGTAGCTTGACTTCCTATACTACCAAACAACTCAACACTTTTCAAAGATTGGGAGTTAGCCAAGAAGAGTTAATACAACAGTCGGCAGACTATCTCAATATGCAGGTCAAAGCCGGCATAGGTATAGATAAATCCAATCTTGCCAATGGTAAAGTCCAAGAAGAAATGGAGAAGTATTCTGAGGATCTATTGGTAATTGAGAAACTTACCGGCATGAATGCTAAAAGTGCTAAAGAAGCATTAGATGCTGCTAATGCTTCCAGTAACATGGCGATCCATAATGCTGAACAACAGCAAAAACTAGATTCAATAAAAGACAAAAATTCTGAAGAGTACATCAACTTAAAAAAACAACAACTAGTTGATCAACAACTGGTAAAAGCGGCTGCTCTGACCGGCAATAAAGAATATTTGACTGCAATGCAGGCATATATCGCTACTGGTACTTTTAGTGGTCCTGCTAAGTTACTATTGAATATGGGATATAGTCAAGATTCGTTGAATAAGATACGAAATGATGCTTACAAGAAAAATTTAACGGATCTTACGAAAGAAGGAGAAGTAGGGACAGCTACTGCAGGACTATTGACTTCATATGCAGGTAATGTTCAACGAGTTACAAAAAATCTCGGAACAGCTATGACATTTAACGACAAAGTAGCTAATACTTTTCTAGGAGATTCTGCAC